TCAAGCCACTTGAAGCCAGTATATCGTCTACTTTTATTCCTCCCGTATCTCTTACGTGCCTATGAAAGACTCCCATTAATACGTCTTGGAAAGTAGTTGGCGTAAACTCTCCAATATCCCAACCTCCTCCAGCAACATCGGAAGATAGGAAAGATTCCATCTCTATTTCTTTTATGTTTTGTAAGTAATCTCCAAGTCTTTCGCTGTCAAAGTTTCCTTGCTCATCAACAAATAATGTTTTAAAATCTGATTCTCTTATGACTGTTTCTACAGATTGTTCTATTAAGCCCCAACCTTTCTCTGCCTGTGCATTCCACATTTCCATAGTACGGGATCCCTTGGGGACGTAACCATATGTAAAACGACCTGCGTTAGCTATTCTAGTACGAGAATCATCCTCTTTCCCTGAAAGAGTAGGGATATCCGTGAATCCTTCTAGGTTTGCCCCGCCTGTGTTAAACGGAAACACCTCAAACGTAGGCTCATCGTTTACATCTGTACCTGTTTGCATAACAGCAGCGCCTTTTACAGAGAATAAAACTGAAGCATACTCTAATAGTTCTAAGGTATTTTGAGGACCTTTACTAGATGGGTTTATTACTTTTGATAAAAGCAATCCCCTAAAATCTCGATCAATAGTTACGTCGTTTAAAAGGGTTTTAAATAATATTTTTTCTAGTCTTTCAGAATCTAGCTCTGCTTCTTTTGGGATATGAATATTAAGCCCTTTAGCTACGGCACGTAATCTTCCGTCGTTTTCTGGGTTTAAGTATGAAACTGGCCCAATACCTATATCAGTAAAGGCTTTAGACTTATTAGTATCAGCCATGTCTTCTGAATGGGTTCCCTGTCTAAGGGACTTAATTATAAAATTTATCGGGGAGCGTGCTTCATAAGCCTTAGTTTGCTGATCGCCTTCTGTTAATTGAGAAACTGCGTGCACGCTTTGCGCTATATAATTATACTGATTTAACATATCAGCAAAGGCTATGTCAATTGCTGTTTGAATCTCCCTGTCTTCTTCAGAGGTCGTTTCGCCCTTAGTCCGTCTGCTGTAGTACTCCCACAAATTAATGTTTGTGTCTAAGGTAGGTCCTATTTCGCCTGCGCCTCTTGCTGTTAGTCTCGCTAGACCTATTCTTATCTGGCCTTGGCCTTCCATTCCACGCTCAAGCGTATACTGTACGCCCTGTTTGTGGGTTTCTAATTGTGCAAGTGCGGTCATAGCCATTACCGCCTCAAGTTTTTCGTCCGGACTAAGAGGATTTCCTTCAGCGTTTAATCCATCAGGATTGATAGCTCTTTGATTTAGTTCCCTTATCATGTCTCTAAAGACCGATGGCACTTGATTTGTTTTGTGAGTTTTAGAATATAGCTGAAGAGCAAGGGCTGTTTGAGCCAAGGTTCCAGTGTTCATCTCTTGGACATTTATACCCTGCCATGCAGATCCATTAATAATATCTTCTGCTGTAAAGAAAAACTCTGTGCTAGGCCCTCCTAACATTCTACCAGATTCTGTCCAATTTTCCATCCATGCTTCATAGCCTTCCCTAACTCTATTTTCTTGATAGGTGCCTAGTCTGTGTCCATTTCTTACGTGTTGTGCTATTGTTGGATTACCAGTTGTTATAGCAACCCCTAAGTTGCTTTCTGAGGATTTTCCTCCTCCCCTACCAAGCCTATTCACTGCTGCTGCATAGGGATTTTCATTAGATCCTTCAGGGAAAGAAGCGAGATACCGTTGTCGTTGTTCATAGATACTGATTATTCTTTTATTATCCCATGGAAGATACCCACCTCTAACAGCTTTATGGGTTACTTGCCTAATAGCCTCACTCCATGTTGCATCGTTTTCCCAATCATTTCCAGTAGGATCAGTAAAGCCGTATCGCTGTAGCTCTTGTACCATAAACACGTTGCTTCTATAGGCTGGACTAGAAAACTTAGCATCTAATTCTCTTCTTTGAATATCTATATCTCTTTGCACAGCCATACGACTTTTCTTTAGAATCGCTATTCTTTTAATAGTATCTTCGTGCTCAGTCATCGCATCTTCTAGCTTCTGATCAACAGTTCCCTTAAGTCCCTCAAGCCATGGTTCCCACATTGTACTGTTAATGTGCTCCACCACTTGTTCTGCTACTCCAGATCCATAGGCAGCTACGATTGTATTAAGTAATCCAATGCCTGCCACGCTAAGTTCGTTCTGTTCTTCTTGAGTTAACAGTTCTTCTTTATCTGCGTTCCCCGTTAAAGCATTGTTAATAATTTTATCACTACCTTCTATGACTTCTCTACCAAATGTTGTTTGTCCTGCTGGGTCTAAATTTTGTACGGTCAAGGACCACATCTGTTTTTCTAGCTCTTCATCTACGGGTTGTCCCTTAACTCTCGGCATAAAATCAAAGGCATCTATAGCAAACCTATCAAAGATAGTGTCTGGGTCAATATCACTATCTGTAGCTGAGTCAACCAAGGGATCTCTTCCCCAGTTAGCGGCACTGCTAATGTTTGTTATTAATTTATTAACATCGTTAGTATTCCATCTAGCTAGATTAGTTCTCATTTCCTCAGCCATACTCTCTAAGTCTAAAGCAGCAATCTGAGTACTAGATTCTAATATTCCCTTTTTGAATAGGTCTGCATCTGTCTTTGTTGCTTCATAGAATTGAGCTTGTGTGGTTTCGGGATTGTACTCTCCTACGATAGAAGCAAACCATTCTTGTTCGTTTTCAATACGTGGCTCGTCAAGATCTAAGTAGGTTTGCGGAGTTTGTTCTTCCGCTTCCTCAGCTAATGGTGGGGTATTTTCTGGATTAACTAAACTCATGATTCTGTCCCTTCTGAGTTTCCTAGCAACCGATTAATGATTTTATCTAGACCGAGGTATTCGTTCATTTCGGATGCAGCACCCTTCCCTATTTCGTAAACTTCTTTTATTTTATCGTCGATAGTGTCAAGCATAGATTTTCCTTTTTCACCTAAGGCTTTATTCGCTTCGTTTTGAGCTGCATCTACCTGAGCACCTGCTTCTGCTACGCTTTTCGGTTCTGTTTCTTTTTCATGCATTGTCTCAAACATACTATAGCCCGACTCTGCAACACCCGCTAAAGACTTGTAAAAGAAAGCTGTACCGCCTCCAATATCTTCAAAAGATCCTAACGAAGGTAATGCTGATTGAGTCACGTAAATAGGGGTAGCACTAACCTCCGGTATTCCGTATCCTCGGATAGGACTCAATCTTCCTTCAGCCATGATCATATACTCCTTTTGTCAATAGTCTGACCAAACTTATAAGCTCTATGAATAAACTGAGCCAAAGCATCCCAAGGATTTGCGTGGTCTCCGTTCATTACTGAGTTCTTAAGGCCAATAAATGCTGTCTCGAATTGGTTAAGTTCATCTCTAGCAGCATTATAAATAATATCATCTTCAAATTCTTTTAAGTCTCCAGATGTGTCTGAGAATAGCCGTCTAAACAACTCACGATTATTTGCTCTAATCCCTGCCTTAAAATCGTTTTGACTTGCAGTTACAGAGGGACTGATAATTTCCTCGATTAGATTCTTAGTATCTCTTAATAAGATAAGTTCTTCTAAAGGAGAAGCATCCGCTGAATCCTCCAGTGTAAATACAGGGACCAGCTCACCATCCATAGGAATAGCTACTCTTCCATTGCCGTCTGTATGCAGCTTAGTGTGGCCTGCCTTTAAAGCCTTTGAAATATCCTCGGCATGTGCCCGCACACTTTGAGTACCACTGAAGTTAAGGTCTTTTAGTTGAGACGATAAAACATCTCTTGTAGCTAGTTTATTATTAATCCTAGCCATAGATAATTCTTCTTGTTGAAGATACGGGATCGTACTTTCAGCAGCTTCTCGGTAATGATCTTGTAACCAGCTAGACCACCCAGAGTACTCTCTTTGGAAATACGTATATGTATCTCTAGCCGATCTCTGGGCTTTAATATCTAAGTCAATGTTTTTAAGCGTATGTTCCTTGAAGTCCGAACCCGGATACAGCTTTTCCCTAGTCTGCCATTTATACTCAGCATCCTGAAGAGAATCTCCGATCTCTCTTCGCCAAGAAGTATAGCGGTCTTCTGGAGTAAGATGCCCTAGCTTAGAGATAACATCCTCGCTTTGTCTGTTCTGAGTCTTTAAAAATTCCTCAGAAGCTTTAGGGGTATTCTGTGATTGTCCGTTTGCAATTGCTTTTAATTTATCTATACTCATAATATAATCCTATCATGTGTTTGCATACGCAGCACCCATTACACCGCTGGCTGTTGAGGCTAATCCGCCTATAAACGCTCCCGTAAAGGCTTGACCCGGAGTTGGGCCACCATAAGCCCCCGGAAGGAATGGGATATGCTCATTAAAATTAAAGTCTCGACTAGCTAAAGCTTGCTTTCGTTCTCTCTTTGCTGTTTCTAGTTCAACACCAAAGCCTACTCTACGGTGCTCTGCCTGTTCTTGAGCCTTGTTCGTCAAGTTCCTAAGAATAGCTTGAGCAGTTCCTGAGCTAGTATCAACATTTTTACCAGAGAATCTAGAAAGCAGCTGGTCAGTCATAACTTTTACCTCTTCACCATAGGCACTAGATTCATTATCAAAATTATATCTAGCCCAGAAGAATCTTTCAGCTTGGGTCTGATTTGCCCACTCCTCAATCCGCCAGTTATTAGCATGCTTAGCGGCATTTGCCTTAGCTATGTTCCTATTCTGGATGCTGTTCTGAAGCTGCCTTTGAAACTCACTCTCTTCAAAAGCAAGTTGCTTGCCATACGCTTCTGCCTCAGCTCCCTTTCCTCCAAAGTAGGAAGATATACCTCCCGCAATAGCCATTCCCCCTAACAAGAATACAGGCATTCTAAGCTCCTTATGCAGCCCCTAAGGGCATTTAATGATTTATAGTACTCTAGTACTCTTTAAATTTGACTCTATCTCAGGGCATCCTAGGGCGTCTGATGGCCCACTTAGATGGCTTAGGTTGTATACGACTTCCTAATACAGAAGATGATACTTGATTTTTCCAAAGCCCAAGACGACGATCATCATTTAACCAAGTCTTTACAATAGAATCTCTCTCGGCCTGTTCATTCCTTGCTATCAGGGCATCAACGTCTGTTGATAGCATAGCTTCCCAGTGACTGACAGCGGCAGCCAGAACATCCACCCGGTCATCCCGTGGGAGAGCACCCTTTTTATCAAAGATTCTGGTAATCTGCTTTTGATTTTCTTCTTGACAGATAGCCCTACGGTCAAAGACTAGTCGGTGAGAAGCCATCACGGGCTCTAGGGCCTCGATAATCCTAGCTTCTTTTCGACCAGAGACTCTATAATCTTCGACAGCCACTCGTCCGCAGACCTCCATGACTACGGGGAGCAATAGCTGACAGTACATAGCATCTCCAAAGTTAGATTCAACCATGATATGTTTAACATCATAATCATAAGCCAGCCTAGCAATCTTCTTAAGTACTCCCTTTTCATACCCACCCGGATATCCAATAAGTTCATGAATATAGATATACCCATTAGCAAACGAAGCGACACAGACTGCTGTCTCATCCTCACCCCGACCCGAGGGATCTACATACATCACCCTAGAAACATAGTCTGTATAATTATCAGAAACCCACATAGGGTCATAGATCACATCTCCAGATAGTCCAAAGGCAGGAATACCTTTCATGGGTTTAGAGTTAGCCCATACGATTTTCTCAGGACAAGTGTCTGGATGTACGTCAATTACAATAAGATCAGATAAGCGAAGAGGATACTTCTCGAAGTCTGCCAACGAGGTATCCAACTTGTAGTGCAAAGCAAATAACTTAGGTCCAATCTTTGCCATCCTTTCCATTAAAACTTCATCAGGAAATCTTTCTGGTTGCGTAGCTTGTCCGGGTTCTAGGTTTAATCCTAATACCCATTCATCAACATCTTCGGTTTCAGTAATGTTGTCTTTATCTGGCATGACTGCCGGGAACTTAGTGACTTTATACCCCGACTTTAGTTGATTATAAATAGAGTCTTTAATTTGCGGTGTACCTAAGAAGATAACACGGCCACCTACGTTTCTAATCTGTTCAAACTCAGAGACTTTATTTAATAACTTTTCTCTTGCATTAGCAGTCTCACAGTTACCTTCGATTTCGATATCATCACCGATAACATAATCAGCGTGAGAACCCGTTATCTGAGAGGAGATACCGCGAGCAAAGCAAGACTTATCCTGACCAATTTTAGTTCTAGCCTCTACGTTAAATGCAAAAGCATTATCCGTAGTATGGTCTCCCGGCTTAAGGTGTTCACAATAGGGGACTAGATCTAGGATTCTTCGAGTCATTGAAATAAACTCAGTAGCTTTATTGCCCGTAGCAGATACTACCATGATTGTACAGTTAGGATCTTTAAGCAAGAACCACGAAGCAAGGCACGCTGTAATAACAGACTTACCAAAGCCACGGCCTGCCTGTAACTGCATGTCATCAGCAAAGCTCTGTAGTCTTTCCGCCATGGCGTACTGAGCCGAAGTAGGCTCGCCCAATCCTAGGTACTTAAAGCATGCCCAAAGATGGTTCCGAAAATCTTCAAGCATTTCAGGGGGTATATTCATTGAGGTCGACCTCTTTCCTTAGCGATAGAATACATCCTATCTAAAACTTTATCATGCTCGATTTCCATTTGTTTTACTTTATTACTTAAGTGTCGTATGTTTTGTTCTAACAAAGCTACTCGATGTGAGCATCTCCAAACAAAAGTAACAAGTCCTAATAAACTAGTGGTTAAAATGGCAACTAGAATTTCTCCCCATTCAATAGTCATGGTTTTCTTTTCCTCTTGGGCTTAGTAATAAGGAATCCCATAGCAAACAAAGCCATCGTTCCCGGTGCGGGTACAATGAATCCAGTAAGTCTATCTACACTGGATCTAAAGTCGCTGACAGAATTTAACCATTCGGTAAAAGAATCAAGGGCTTCTTTTCCTAATATAGCCCCAATGCCTATAGCAATCAAGGTTAGGACAAAGACTTTTTTATCTAAATCTTTTATTTTTTTATCCTTAGCCTTTTGACTGTCTTGGCATTTCTTAAGATCATGCTTAAGCCTATCAAGTTCTTTCTCTCGACAATTCTCGCACAGATCTCTATTAGACATAACTACTTCTTTTTCTTTGTTTTCTTAGCGTATGCTTTAGCAGCTTTCTTACCCTCAGTAGTATAAGGGAACTTCTTCTTTCCAACTTTAGCCATATTATTACTCCTTTATTTTTAAAGTACCATTGTGATTCCAAATTTCACCAACGGTTGATGGTTCTGAATCAGGCAATCCCTGAAGTTCAATACCATTTCTTTTTACTACAATACCTGTAAAAGAAACAGGGGTCCCGTCATTATTTGTGGCTGATCCGTCTTTAGGCATCTGCATGTTTAACTCGGTTGAACTTGCGGAGCCTCCGTCTCGTCCCATTTCAAATGAACCCCAAGCACCTGTATTAGCAGCTCCCGGTCCATGCGGAATGATGTCCGAACCATCTGCTGACCGTCCTCGTCTATTGCCGAAGAAAACATTGTTGTAGGTTTTGATGCTTGTATCGAAATAAATAAGCTGCTTGAGCCTAGAGTTATTAAATCGAGCCTCTTTTAGATGTTTGATATAGGTCGAGTTGACGTTGCACTGGGTAAACCAGAGATCGTATGCCCACGCTGAGGCAGTTCCCTCTGATTCTATATAAAGATCCCAGTGTGCTGGTTGGAGCCAACTGTTTGTTGAATCAATCGTCTCGCTTGGCATTGTGAAATCAGATGGGACACTGAATACTGCCTGTGTGTCGCTGTTAACTTGGACGCAAGAAATACCACCGCTCATCTTTACTTCGTTTGCAAGAACAAGGCCGGGATTGCCGGTAAGTTCAGAATCCTGACCAATACCAAACTCACTGTTTATTCGGCAGAAATGCTTTGTAGTAAATGTCAGCGTTAGTGTATTTGCGACTGAATCGTGACTTGCTGCGGAAATGAGAATGCGTTTGCTGGGATCTCTCCAGCCATTCCACGATAAAGATAAGTTATCGAAATATGATTCATATACAGAGCTTTCAGTTGCGTCGATCTTTAGCCCATAACTACAGTGCTGAGCACGGCAGCTGATCATCCTCACCTCTCCACAGGGACTATCCGTCTCGCCTTTCAAAAGGAATCCGGGTGCCTTGTGGCAGTTATGAACATTGCACCCAATGAGAGTAGGTTCGCAAGCCCCGCTTACGAAGATTCCGGCACCAACTTCTGCACCAGATCCACAGAACCCCACTC